GCTCCGATTTTAGAAAAAAGATTTGACATACAATCTATTAAAACTGTATACTTACTAAGTTCTACATCGGTCAAATACCCAGCTTGGGAAGTTTTATGCAAAAAATAGTGTGCTAGTAGAATCCCCGGCCCTACGCCGGTTAGCGAGTAGGCGTGACAAGACCAGCGTTAGGAGTCTTAGGCTATCCATGCGGCCTCCAATCGGGCCAAATCCGATTTGGTAAAAGCAACCCATGGAATCGTTGATCCTTCGACCAAGGATACGGACAGGGTAACCACTCAAATCGGGGCTTATGGGAATAAGTAGCCGATACCATAAATATGGTAAATGAAAAAACAACGTATAGCATTATTTCACAATCATCCTGAGTGCAGCGTAGAGTGTGCTCACGGCATCTTAAGAGCGTTAAGCTTGGCATTCGGTGTCGACGTAATTAATAGAGATGAATTGTCTGATGCTGTACTAAAAAAGTATAAGATGATAGCGTTTCCCGGAGGCATAGGAGATAGTGATAGGTATTATAGATTGTTGGCTAATAAGCAAGATGTGATACAAAATCAAATTGCTAAGGGTAAACGATATCTTGGTATTTGTATGGGCGCTTATTGGGCAGGACCTCATTACTTTAATATACTTGAGAATGTAAATCCTGTACAATATATAAAAAGACCTAATGCTGAGACAAATAGAAGTTATGGTACGGTTGTTAATGTTACTTGGAATGGGCATGATGAATTAATGTATTTCTATGATGGATGTAGCCTAATAGGCGATCAAAATAATTTTGAAACTATTGCTACTTATAGCAATGGTGATCCTGCAGCAATCATACAAAATAATATAGGCGTCATTGGTCCTCATCCAGAGAGTGATATTTACTGGTATAAGAAAAAGTATTTAAAGCCTTATTGGCATGAGTATAGACATCATCAATTACTACTTAAATTTGTTAAACGATTAATGAGATAGCCGCTCTGGTGAAGGAGGTCCTCACGCTAGTCTGAAGAACTAGAGAACGCGGTTCGATACCGTGGGGCGGCACCAAACATATGAACAAGTATTTTATCTTTTTGAATAATTTATATTCTAGTACTAAGTTTACTATTGTAGAACTTTTGTTTATAATTTGCTTGATTGGTTTTACATTAAACTATATAATTAGTTATTATGAATAATAAAGAACCCTTTTTTAGTATTACTGCTAAAGACTGTGAGTGGTCCTATACCAAGGGCACCGGTGCTGGTGGACAGAAACGCAACAAGACGTCTAGCGCTGTCCATTGTATACATAAAGCATCTGGAGCCCATGGCTATAGTGAATCCAGTCGTAGTCAACTTGATAATAGAAAAGAAGCCTTTCGTAAGATGGCTGAAACAGATAAGTTTAAGAAATGGATTCATATAGAATACATGAAACGAACAGGCGAGCATTACGAAGTTGAACGTCAAATACAAGCAAGCTTAAATAAAGTAAAAGTCGAAGTTAAGATAGACGGCAAATGGACAGAAGTCTCTATAGATCAATTAGTTGATGACCCAGATAAATTTGATTTTAGTTTCTTAAATAAATAACCGGGGTGTAGCTTAGCCTGTTAAAGCGCCTGTTTTGGGAACAGGAGACCGAAAGTTAGAATCTTTCCATCCCGACCACCTCTTTTTCAAAGATGAGTAAAATAATAGTAAATGGGACTTTTGATATAATTCATATCGGCCATTTAAAATTATTGGAGTATGCTAAATCCCTTGGTACATTTCTAACTGTAGCCATAGATACAGATGAAAGAGTTAGAAGTAATAAGGGTACATCAAGACCGGTAAACAATGAATATGAACGTAAAGTGATGTTGGAATTTTTAAAACCTGTTGACAAGGTAGTTCTATTTTCCAACGATCAAGAATTAATAGATATCATTAAACAGAATGATATAATGGTTAAAGGTTCAGATTACAAAGGTAAATATATAGTTGGTGAAACATTTTGTAAACAAATAATTTTTTATGACAGAATTGAAGAATATTCAACAACAAAAAAAATTCGAAATATTACTACTGGGCGATAACTGTGTAGACATATATCAATATGGTTACGTTGATCGCATCAGCCCAGAAGCACCGGTACCAGTATTTAGATTAGATAAAGAAGAATCCAGACCTGGTATGGCTGGAAATGTACATGCCAACCTTATTCAGTTTGGATGCAATGTAAACTTTATACATGGTAAGACATCCACAAAGACCAGACTAATAGATATTAAAAGCAAACAACATATAGTTAGAATAGATAATGATGTCTTGTCTGAATCAATTAACCTATTGACTACATATCTATACGATGCAATCGTTATCAGTGATTACAACAAAGGTACCATTTCTCTTGACCTAATAAAAGAGATACGACAAGATTTCAATGGTCCTATTTTTGTTGATACTAAGAAAACTGATTTAAAAGAATTACAAGACTGTATAGTAAAAATTAATGCTTTAGAATATTCTTTACTTAAATCTGAATGTGAGAATCTTATTGTCACATTGGGAAGCGAAGGTGTTAGATACAGAGATAAAATTTTTTCAGCTGTACCCATAGAAGTTGTGGATACGTGTGGAGCAGGCGATACTTTTCTAGCAGCACTTTGTTACGGATTTTTAACTAGTAACGATATGATTGAAGCAATTAAGTTCGCCAATAAGGCGGCCGCCATCACAGTACAACATAGCGGAGTATATTCTCCGACATTAGAACAAATTGCGGGTATGATGTAATGGTAACCTGAATCCTTGCCAAGGATTATTTGCGAGTTCGATTCTCGCTACCCGCTCCAATAAATTTACCGAGTTAGCTCAGTTGGTAGAGCGGCACGTTTACACCGTGTAGGTCGGGAGTTCGAGACTCTCACTCGGTACCAAGGATATTAATATGTCAGCAACATTTCTCACAGCAGACCCGCACTTCGGTCACGAAGGAGTGTGCAGATTCTTAAGAAAAGATGGTACTAAGCTTCGCCCATGGGATTCAGCAGAAGAAATGGATGAAGCTATGGTAAAACTCTGGAATGAAACTGTAAGTAAAAAAGATAAAGTCTACATGCTTGGTGATATCGTCATCAATCGAAAAGCGTTACCTACACTTAGTAGACTTAATGGAGACAAGGTTCTAATAAGAGGTAATCACGATATCTTCAAACTCCATGATTACACCAAATATTTCAGAGACATTAGAGCGACTCATATCATGAAAGGTCTAATTCTTACTCATATCCCTATTCATCATGATAGCCTTGCTAGATTTGGTTGTAACGTTCATGGGCATTTACATGAAAAACGAGTCATGCTTAACAACGAAATAGATAATAGGTACATTTGTGTTAGTGTTGAGCATACTGATTTTAAACCTATTTCTTTAGAAGATCTTAGAGATAGAATTTTAAAACAAGGTGGTGAATTGGAAATGCGAGGTGTTTCATCTTGGTGTGACATGCAACCTAGTTAGATTAAAACTAGATTACACCTTATAGATAATATTGAGGGTGTCCTCGGTAACTTCTATAGGGTGTAACAATGAAACAAATAATTGCTGTCGTATTAGGATTATTTTTTGGTGCAATTCAAGCTCAAACAATTACTGGGGCAGGCGCAACCTTCCCATATCCAATTTACGCTAAGTGGGCTGAAGCATATCATAAAGCAACTGGCGTAACTTTAAATTATCAATCTATCGGTTCAAGTGGCGGTATCCGTCAAATCAATTCGAAGACAGTGATCTTCGGCGCAACAGATGCTCCAGTTAAAGGTGAGGATCTAGACAAAAATGGTCAAGTACAATTTCCTGCTATCATTGGTGGTACTGTACCTGTGGTTAACCTGGATGGATTCAAGCCCGGTGAACTTCGAATCACAGGACCTATCCTTGCAGAACTTTATTTAGGAAACATTACTAAATGGAACGATCCTAAACTTCTGGCATTGAATCCAGATAAAAAATTACCAGATCAAATTATCACTATAGTCCACAGAGCAGATGGGTCTGGTACTACATTTAATTTTACTGATTACCTCAGTGAAGTCAGCCCTGAGTGGAAAACTAAAATGGGTAAAGGTGCAGCAGTAAAATGGATTCCACAAACCGCGGTTGGAGGTAAAGGCAACGAGGGTGTTGCTGCTAACGTTGATAGAATCAAAGGTGCAATAGGATATGTCGAATATGCCTACGTCAAGAAAAATAATATGACATACATGCAACTGCAAAACAAATCAGGTAACTTTGTTAGCCCAGATGATGCGACATTTGCAGCAGCTGCTGCAGGTGCAGACTGGTTCAGTGTTCCGGGCATGGGACTGAGCATCGTAAATCAGGGCGGCAAAGAAACCTGGCCTATTAGTACAGCAAGTTTCATTATAATGTATAAAGATCCTGCTGATAAAAAGGCTAGTCAAGAAGTAATTAAATTCTTTGATTGGTCATTCAAGAATGGTAAGAAATTGAGTGAAGAACTTGATTATGTTCACTTACCAGAAAAATTACAGAATGAAATTAGAACTCGTGTTTGGAAACAAATAAAAATAAACTAGGAGAATAAAATGCGTTTACAAGAACTAGCGTCAAGATTAGTAGTTGTAGAAACCAAATTAGCAACACTAACAGGAGTGGAACCTAATACTTCAAGCCCAACTAGTATTGAAGAATTAGATTCAAGACTTTCGGTTGTTGAAGTTCAGGTAGATCGTCTTTTAGCTGAGAAAGCAGAAAGGCAAGTAGCCGAAGTTGTAGCAGCACCAGCAGATAAAGCAACAGTTTCTGTTGCTGATATTGTAGCTCTATCAGCAAGTTCTAGCGTCCCCCAGGCAGCTGATATTGTAGCAGATGTTGTAGCTGTGCAAATGGAGGCTCCGGCTATCCAAGATCCTGAAGTTGCTGCTATAGTTACTGCAGCCATTAAAGCAGTAGTTAATGCAGATCCCGAAGTAGTTACAGACCCAGAAGCTGTTAGATTACTTATTACCGATGTTGTTTCCCAGATGCCTGCACCATCAGCAGATGTAGAAGAAAAGGTAGCTGCTGCTGTTGCTGAAGTTGTATCTGCTGCTACTGGAGAAGATGTAACCCCAGAAGTACATGCAGAAATCAAGGATGCTGTTATTACTCAGTCAGATGCAGCACTAGATGCCATCGAAGCTCGTTTGAATGCTGCAGAAGCAAAGGTAGATAGTCTATTGGGAAAGTAATAAAGAAGTTCAAAAAATGGTTACGTAGTATTTTTCAATAAGGAGCATTATCTATAATGCACTATAGATCAATCTTTATATCTGATGTTCATTTGGGTAGTAAAGGTTGTAAAGCAGAAATATTAGTAAATTTTTTGAAGAACAATACAGCCGATAAATTATATCTCATTGGTGATATTGTTGATGGTTGGAAAATACAACAGAACAAGTGGGCTTGGAAACAGGCCCACACCAACGTTGTACGTAGAATTTTAGGTCATGCTAAACAAGGTACCGAAGTATTTTACATAGCAGGGAATCATGATGAGTTTCTTCGTCCAATGATACCCTATGGAATATCTTTCGGAAGAATCAGTATATTCAATCAAACCTCACATACAGGTATAGATGGTAAAAATTATTTAGTTGTTCATGGTGATCTATTTGATGGTATTACAAGACTAGCCCCCTGGATAAGTTTTTTAGGAGATAAGGCCTACGATGTACTACTTGTTCTCAATACCAATTTCAATCGCTGGAGACATAGATTTGGATTCGGCTATTGGAGTCTTAGTCAATTTCTTAAGCAACGTGTTAAACGTGCCGTGGATTTTGTTTTTCAGTTTGAGCGTAATCTTGTTGACTACGGTCGCAAGCGTGGTTTTGACGGAGTTATTTGCGGACACATCCACAAAGCAGAAATCAAAGAAATAGATGGTTTTGTCTATATGAATGATGGTGATTGGGTTGAATCATGCTCAGCATTAGTAGAACATATCGATGGTAAATGGGAAATAGTTTACTGGACAAAAGAAATTTCAGATGTGGATACTATTTCTCATAGTAGTTAATGTATATGATTCGACTGATATTCCGGGTCGAATACAACTACATTTTAAAGACCAACAAAGTTGTGAGCAAGCACTCCAATCAATGACTTCATGGGTGAAATTTCCCTGGTTTAAGGTCGAAGGAACATGCAAAAAACAATTCTAATTGTGACAGATAATTTACCTGAACAAATAAATGGTGTCGTTACTACATACAAAAATATTGAAACGTATGCGATTCGTGATGGTTATCGTTTTGTTTATATTACTCCCAATGAGTTCAGCTACATTGATTGCCCTATCTATAACGAAGTCAAGATTGCATATCCAAGGAAAATGGGCCAGAAGATTGAGGCGATATGTCCGGATTATATCCATATCGCCACCGAGGGTCCTTTGGGTTTGTGGGCTAGAAAATATCTTACAAAACATAATATTAGGTACAATACTGCTTATCATACTAAATTCCCTGAAGGATTGGAAACCCTTCTTGGAATTCCTGAATCTATTACCTGGCGTTATATAAAATGGTTTCATAAGCATACTGGCAAAGTTTTGACTACAACAGAGTCTATGGTAAAACAACTTAAGGAACAGGGATTAGTAGCCGAAATTTTACCTTGGACTCGGGGTGTTGATAGAACTATTTTTAATGATTCTTTAAGAGTAAAATCTAAACGAGATATAAATTTAGTATGCGTAAGTCGTGTTAGTAAAGAAAAAAATTTAGAAGATTTTTGTAAACTAGATTATTTTCATGCCACTAAATATGTGGTGGGTGACGGTCCTTATAGAGCAGAATTAGAAGAAAAATACCCAGATGTAAAATTTGTTGGATATAAAACAGGAAAAGATTTAGCTTACTATTATGCCAATGCTGATGTGTTTGTTTTTCCTAGTCAGTGGGAAACTTTTGGCATCGTAATGATTGAGGCAATGGCATGTGGTACTCCTGTAGCTGCTTTTCCAGTTCAAGGACCTATAGATGTGGTTGAACATGGCGTTACTGGATTTCTAAGAAATGATTTAAGATTAGCTATTACAGAATGTTTAACTTTAAATAGATTTGATGTGATGGAAGCAAGTTTAAAATGGTCTTGGGAAGATGCATGGACTATTTTTAAAAATAATTTAACACCGATAAATAAACAATTATAAAGGAGCCAATATGCTTAGACTACAAATGATTTCTGACGGCATTGAAGTTGAATTTTCCTGCGAGGACTCCGGGGAACATGTCTCTCTTTTGAATCTCTTAAACTCATTGATACGAGAATTACACGGGCATCAGAATGTTAGCCTGTCTATTCGGTCGGTGGAACAAGAGGAAAGTGAACAAGAACCTGATCAAGAATTTCCTGTAAGAGACGAATAATTTGGCTAACCCGGTTTGAATCCGGGTTTAATTTTGCTTGATTAGTGGTACTAAAGCAATTATAATATGATTATGCCCGAGTGGTGAAACAGGTAGCCACAAGAGATTTAAAATCTCTCGCGAAGATAGTAGCGTGCCGGTTCGATTCCGGCCTCGGGTACCAGTATTGCCCCCTTAGCTCATGGTTAGAAGAGCAACGGTCTCCTTTTTTATAAATAAATAAAAAGGAGATTAAATGAACTGTATTTTTTGTAATAGATTATGTAAAAATTTAAATTCGTTGAGAAATCATACAAGACTTTGTAAATTAAATCCTAACTTTTTACCTGCTCCAAAAAAATCTGAAGCATGGTATAAAAGTATGAATAAACAAAAATCTGAAGCATGGTATAAAAGTATGAACAAACGAAAAGGAAATGGAACAAATCAATATACCAAAGCTAAAGAAACAGGGATACCTTACATCTTAAAAGAGTCCACACGGAAAAAATTAGGTGTCTCGGGAACTGAACGTGTTTGGACTGAAGAAATGCGTAAAAAACATTCTGAATCTATGAAAAAAGCTGTAGAAACAAATCCAGAATCATATACCTCCTCTAATAGGGGTCGGGTTAAACAAATTACGTACGATGGTATAAAATTTCAAGGAACGTGGGAATTAGAATATTATAAGTGGAGTATATCTAATAATATTAAAATAGAAAGATGTGAAGAATCATTTTCCTATGAATGGAAAGGTATACGAAAATACTTTCCTGATTTTTATCATCCTGATTTGGATTTATATGTTGAAGTAAAAGGATATGAAACCGATAGAGACAGAGCAAAATGGTCTCAATTTCCGAAAAAATTGTCTATTATAAAAGAAAAAGATATAAAAGATATTAGAAAAGGATGCTTTGTGCGGCTATAGCTCAGAGGTAAGCAGCACTCCGCTCATAACGGATAGGTCCCTGGTTCGAATCCAGGTGGCCGCACAAAGCATCCTTACTATGAAAGGTGTTAAATGAAACTAAATCTAGAACAAGTACAGCAATTTATCGAAGCACAAAGTCCTCAGACTAAAATATACATTGGATGTGATTCAGAAAGATATCGCAGAAATAATGTATGGTACGCTGATTATATTCTTGCCATTGTAGTTCATATTGATGGTAAGCATGGATGCAAAATCTTCGGTGAAGTAATAACAGAGCGAGATTATGATCAGAAAGCATCCAAGCCAACATTTCGTTTAATGAATGAAGTGTATAAGATTAGTGAACTGTATCTTAAATTGCAAGAAGTTCTAGTGGATAGAGATGTTGAAGTTCATCTTGATATTAACCCAGATGATGACCATGTAAGTAATATAGTGTTATCTCAAGCAGTTGGTTATATCAAAGGTACTTGTAATGTTATCCCTTTAGTCAAACCAAATGCATTTGCTGCTAGTTACGCAGCAGATCGTCTCAAGGAATTGAAAATAGCATGAATATATTAATTACAGGATATAACGGGTTTATCGGTCAAAATATGACAAGATATTTATCAGATCATAATCTTTATTTCTTTGAATGGGGTGAAGTTTTTGATTCTAAAATTTTTAAAAAATTGGATTGGGTAATTCATCTAGGAGCCAATAGTTCAACAACAGAAACTGATGTAGAAAAAGTTTATAGCAGAAATGTTGATTTTACTCTTACCCTATCTTTGTTATGTAAACAGTTTGATGTAAATCTTCAGTACGCAAGTTCAGCAAGCGTATATGGATTGAATACTAATTTTGCTGAGGATGCTCCTAAAAATCCTCAAAGCCCATATGCTTGGTCCAAATTTATTGTAGACAGATATATGGAACACACACAATTTAGTAATAACAATATTTTGGTTCAGGGTTTTAGATATTTTAATGTATATGGCCCATATGAAAGCCACAAAGAAAATCAAGCAAGCCCGTACTATAATTTTGACAAACAAGCTAAAGAAACGGGTGTTATCAAGATCTTCGAAGGTAGTGAGAATTTTAAGAGAGACTTTATTCATGTTGATACTGTATGTAAAATACATGAAGCAATGTTAAATAAAAAAGTGTCTGGAATTTTTAACGTAGGTATGGGAGAAACTAAATCCTTTCTCCAAGTCGCAGAAGAAATAGCAAAAAAACATAATGCCAAAATAGAATACATCCCAATGCCAGAAAATATTAAATATCAATATCAAACCTACACATGTGCTGATTTAACAAAATTGAATGGAGTTCTAAATGGCTAGAATAACCTCGGAAGTAGCATCAATTAAAATTGGCAATAAATACGATATGGTATTAATTGCTGCAGCAAGAGCTAGAGAATTAAAACGAGGGCATCGATCGACTCTCGGAGAAAAGAATCGCCCTATCGTAACTGCTATTCGAGAAATAGAACAAGGATTAATTGGTAGAGAATACTTAAGAAAGCTAAGAAATGCATCAAATACAAAAAGGAAGTAAATATGCGTTAGTTGAAGCAAGAACTTTTGGTGGATATAGAGTATTTCTTTACAATGCTTACTTTGATTCTCAAGAAGAAGTTTATTTCGAAACCAAACAAGAAGCAGATGAATATGCTAATTTTTGGATAACTTTAGATTGACACCCCAATCAAGTTATTATATAATTAGTTATGGTGATGATCGCACACCTATTTGCGATGAATTTATGGAGTTATTATGCTTAAAACTCGTGTATTGAAAGTTTTACAATCTGGTCGTAACTTTACCCCAGCACAATTAGCTGGTCTAACTGGTAGTTCTGAGGATAGCATTCGTCCTCGTATCAGCGAACTACGTGCTGAAGGTTATGCTGTATATAGTAATACCACTAAGAACGGCAAACATGCTTATCGTTTAGGCAAACCAAGTCGTCAAATGGTTGCTGCTGCTTATAAGCAAGCAGGTAGCGCAGCGTTCTCAGCGTAATTTAATACGGTCGCCAACCTCCACTCCACCCAAATGGCGACGCCGGAACCGTAACCGGCACCTAACCTAAATATTTGCCATGAATACATTTGATTTTACTGATAAACAACTTTGTAAAGAAGCCAAACGGCTTAATTTGATCAAACGAATCCAAGCTAGAGACTTGACAGAGGAAGAAACAACTCTCGCCAAGGCATTTTCTAGTTGGGAATACCAGCAAAAGAAAGCAAAGCTTGAAGCGTTGCCCGAGTCTAAAAAGAAAAAGCTAAAAGAAAAGCATGGAGAAAGCTATCGCAAACGAAAAGCTAATCCAGAAAAATTCGGTCAGATGGAACACACTGCACTGAAGACTCGAGCAAAAGGTAAAGAACTAGCTTTCGATCTGACACCGGAGTATATTCAAAAGAAATTTGATGAGTGCAAAGGTGTTTGTGCTATCACAAAACTACCTTTTAGTATGGAGATTGGGACTAAGAAAAAACGTAATCCGTTTAGACCAAGTGTTGATAGAATCAATTCGAAGCGCGGATACGTTAAAGGTAATATACAAATTGTTTTAACGATCGTAAATACGATGAAAATGGACTATACCGACGATATTTTGCACCCCGTAGTAAAAGCATGGGCAAGCAATATCTAGATAAATATTTATATAAGTTAGGGCCTTCGGGCCCTTTCTTTTTGACTTTCTAGAACTAATAAATATAAGTGAATTCGTTCTAATGGGTTAAAAATGAAAACTTTCTCAGAGCATTTAGAAGAAGATTATTACGACGTTTTGGATTTGCAAGAAGAAGCTGACGATCCTACTAAAGAGGGAGGAGTTTCTAATAACACTAAAGGTGTATTACATGAATTGCTTGTAGGTAAACATCTTAATGGTGGTTCTCATATGAAAAAACATGAAGATGAGAACAAAATGAGTCCAGAACAAGTCCATGATAAGTTAAAAGCACAAATTCATCCTAAAGATTATGAAAGAATTGATAAAAAAGCTAAAAGTGCTGCCGAAGATATAAAAGCAAATTTAGCTAAATCGCATCCCGGACACGCTATGCATGAAGTAGTTTGGACATCTAAACCTGGCGATACGCAAAAAGTTACAGGCATTCCTGCGTCTCAAATTCAAGATTCATCTGATATTTACGTTACCACTAAACACGCTAAAACTGGCAAATTAGTTCATCATGGTTGGAGCTTAAAAGTAAGCGATAAATCTAATAAAGAAATACCAGCATCTAGTCTTGGTATGAAATCATCTGGCTCTAAAGCAGAAGCGCTATTCAGAGAACATCAAAAAAATGTGAGGGAACAATATCCAGAATTAGCAGGTAAAAATGATGTTGCAAGAAAAGAATGGGCTCGTGCAAATCCAGAGAAACATGCTGAAATTAAAAAAATGAATCAAAATTTATTAAGATCAGTTGCATCTGAACATGCTAAAGAACTTCAAAACAAATTAGACTCTAAAGATTATGAATCTGTAGTGAATCATATTAGAAATGTTATAGCAGCAAAAACTACTCCAGCAGAAGAGGCAGGAGCTGCTACCTTTCAAAAACATACAACATATCAAACAGCTAAGGGTCCTCAACATAATACTGCTAAACCAAGTCAAGATTATGAATATATACTTAAAGACCCAAAAAATATTTCAGTACAATCAAGTGGTGCAGGAGTTCATTTTTATTACAAAGGCAAAAAATTTGCTAGTCAATCCCAAAAATTTGATTCCCAAAGTGATCCGTTAAGTAATTTAAAAAGTGCAGGTAAATCAACCAATATTAAACCTGAAACTACAGAAACAAATACATCTTCTCTACCTAAACCTAAAGAACCAGAAACTGGTACTCATATAATTATTCATAGTGGTGGAAGTAATAAAAAAGTGAAATTGTCATGAAATTATTCCTCGACTTTTTACTAGAAGAAAAAAATGAATCTATTCCTCATCTGCGACATTTAGCAGGGGAAAGCCACTTCTATGGTGAACAAGAAACAGATGACGAATTGAAAAGATTAGAGCATCTACATAAGCACCTTTCAGGTGAGCAATCCAATGTAGAAAGTATTAGTATGAAGGCTGATGGATCACCTTCATTTAATATGGGATACGTTAAGGATCCTCGAGACGGAGAAACTAAATTTGGAGTAGCTTATAAAGGTGCAGCTAGAGGATTCGCCTTTACTCAGGACGACGTAAATAATCTATTTGCTCACAATGAAGGCCTCAAATCGAAAATGGGTCAACTACTTGAGCATGGATCCAAGGTGGTTAGACCTCAGCACGGATTGATTCAAGGTGATTTTATGGGTAGTAAGCAAGATAAAACTATTCGTAAAGAGGGCGATAAGATAAAATTCAAAGAAAATACTATTGATTATGGTATAGATAAAAATTCATCTGAAGGTAAAGCAATTGGCAAAGCTAAAATTATGGTTGCCTTACATACGAGAATTGATGGAGAGAATAAAGAGTTTAATCTTCATCCAAATAAATTTCCTCATAGTGATGATGTAGCTGTGTTCAATAACAAAGTCTACCACAATCCAGAGAATTATACTAAAGAACAAAAACAAGACTTTGAGAAAAATTTTAGTAAAGCAAAAGAACATCTAAGTCAAATTAGAGATCATACTTCATTGGTAGATGGACTAACAGATCATCTACAGACTTATGTCAACAGTACAGTTAGAGAAGATACAAATCCAACAGTAGCAGGATTTAGAGCACATCTCAAAGAAAAACTAAGTAAACAGGTAGATAAATTAAAATCAGAAAAAGGCAGACAGAAGAAAACAGACGAAATGAATTCTAATCTGTTTAGAGTAGATGAAAATGCTAAAGATTTTAAACATCTATTTGCCGCCCATACTCATCTCGACAAAGCAAAGAACACTCTGACCGATTCATTGAATAGTGGAGAACAACATTATGAGCATGAAATCAAAGGTGAACAAACACATCCAGAGGGCTATGTTGTTAAATACAAAGGCGGAAATAGTTTAGATAATGTTGCTAAGGTAGTTAATAGACAAGAATTTTCAAGAAAGAATTTCTTAGATGAAACGTTTCGGTTCCTTTATTAAAGAAAATAAACGAAACAAAGATCTAGATCATTTTCTAGATCATGCAAAGCAAGAACTCGGCTTGGAATCTTTGCCGACTATTAATATGGTAAATGATAAAAATGTCGCTATACAGAATAGAAGCTTCGGTGGATACAGTCCAGGGTTAAAAGAGATAAATGTTAATACCGCCGGTAGACATCCAGTAGATGTTTACAGAACATTGGCACATGAATTAGTTCATTATAAACAAGATATGGATGGTAGACTAACTGTTAATGCTGGAGAAACAGGATCTACATTCGAAAATGAAGCAAATACCTTAGCTGGCGTTATAATGCGAAATTACGGAAGAGCTAATCCGAAGATATATGAGGATTATGAAAATCCATATCGCTTTGACTGGGCGACTCCAGAAGGAACAAAATATATGATGAAACAATATCCTTGGAAAATAATTGCTACAAAAACTGCTAAAGAAATATTAAAAAAGAAGTAACAATATCATCTAGGCTCATAGCAAATAATAACACCGTGTCAATACTATGTCTATAAAATCTATCAAAGAAAAGGAGCTATTGGTCAACTTGGCCAAGTCTTTTGGTCAGAAAGTGGATCCAACTCTTTTATCTGAAATTGAACAGCACAAAAAATTCGAAAATAATATTAGAGAATCTATTAGATCAAATGTATTTGAGGATTTAACTAAAGCATTAGCTGAACTAAAACAAGAAGCAGATAGAGTTAGTATAGAGTATAACTATCCTCTACCTCCTTCTTTAGAAGATCTTGATACTATAATAGCGGAGGAAGAAAATGACTTGGATCAGACGACGACCGAAGAAATCACCTCCCCCGTTACCCACGCCAACACCCTCTCCGATCTTGCCGCAAAAGCAATTACCGCCAGCGCAAAACGAGATTCTTTCCAACAACCAGATCCTTTGCTGGTGGCACCTGATGTAAATTCTATACAGAAAAAGATTCGCTATCTGGAGCAATGGATAGCTAAGATATCAGAATACGGTCCCGGCGGTGGAGCAGGTTCGGTAGCCAAATTAGACCATGAAACTAAATTAATTGATTTTCCTAGTTACGATGTTACGACTAAAGATTATTATTTGGGTGTTAACTTTGCCGGTAACGTATCAATTTATTTACCCGAAGCAATTAATAATGGTAGAATGTATATTATTAAAGATGAATCGGGTAATTGCTCTACCTTCCCAATAAGAGTATATGGTAATGTGGATAATGACCCTGGTGGATTTATTTTACAGCAAGATAATGGTGGCATTCAAATGATTTACAGAAATGGTTGGAGAATAGTATGACGTATCTATTTAGCAGTGGCACTGTAATTACCAATGAAGTTGAAGTAAAGAATGATGCTGGTAATGCAATACCAATAAGTAAAAATACTTTAACTAATTCTGATTCCAATCCTATATTTGTAAAAGGTACTGCGGATACTAGTTTCTTTGCTCCAACTCAAACTGATGCTTTTGGTAGACTCCGAGTGAGCAATCCTTTTACTATTTTTGATAACTCATTTTCTGTGGGTGATAATGAAAGAAGATGGTCCACAAGTAATACTAATGCTACATCTTTTGTTTTTAATGCTAATACTGCTAGCATTAATATGAATGTTACTACAAATTCTGGAGATCATGTTTACAGACAAACTAAAAGATACTTTCAATACCAACCCGGAAAAAGTCTTTTAAGTTTAAATACATTCGTGATGAATTCTGGCAAAGCCAATCTTAGACAACGTGTTGGGTATTTTGATACTCAGAATGGTATTTTTTTAGAAAATTTTAGCAATGTTAATTATTTAGTAAAGCGTAGTTATGTAACTGGATCAGTTGTAGAAACTAGAATAGCACAATCAAATTGGAATTTTGATCCCATGTTAGGCACAGGTCCAAGTGGTAAACATTTGGATATATCTAAAGCACAAATTTTTTGGACAGATGTAGAATGGTTAGGGGTTGGTTCAGTAAGAGCTGGTTTTGTTATAGATGGAGAATTTCAAATATGCCATCAGTTCAATCATGCTAATATAGAATCTAATGTTTACATGTCAACTGCTACATTACCTATAAGATATGAAATTGAAAATGTTGGTCCTACAGATTCTCCTAGTACATTAAAACATATATGCAATACTGTAATAAGTGAAGGGGGATATGCCCCAGCAGTTGTTACAAGATCAGCATCTACCTCTTTGGCCGGGTTGGAAATGTCACAAACTAATTTTAGACCCTTGTTATCATTAAGATTAAAGACCGGACAATATGGGCAGGTAGTAGTACCATCTAAAATAGATTTATTTGGATTACAATCTACGCCATTTGTGTATAAAATTGTGACAAATGCAAATGTCATAGGCGGCGTATGGTTAACCACAGGTACTGATAGTGTGGTTGAATATAATGCAAATGCTACCACACTTGGAGTAGGGGGATTTGATCTTCTGCAAGGTATGTTTGTCGGTGGCACTTCTGCTCAACCCGTGTCAATTTATTTGAAAGAATTCAACCATGCTTTTCAACTTAGGGCAAATATTACTGGAGCATCTGAAGTATTTACTATTTCAGTAAAGGCAACTACCAATAACGATGATGCACTAGGTTCAATAGCTTGGGAAGAATATAACTAACCAAAATATCATATCTTATAAATAATTAACACTATATTCTAATGGACAACAATGGCATCTAAATCCGCTTCATTCATCTTCGGCAGAATGAATCCTCCGACTGTGGAAGGACACGGGAAAGGTATTCAAAAAGTTCTAGATCATGCCGAAAAAACAGGAAGTACTCCGTACGTCTTTGTTTCTCATTCGCACGATACAAAGAAAAATCCTGTCAATCCCAATACAAAAGTATCTGCTATACAGCATTCTTTTCCAGAAGCCAACGTCCAATCTACTTCTAAAGAATCTCCATCCATTATTCATATCATGAAGGATTTGAATAAAAAACATAATGAAGCCCATGTTTTTGCTGGTTCTGATAGAGTAGATGAATATCACACCCTATTACATAAGTATAACAATAAAGAATATAACTATAAAAAAATAGTTGTACATAGTATTGGTCAAAGAGATCCAGACGGAGAAAGTGAAGAAGGTAGAATTACTTCTGGTACTGCAGCTAGGCAAGCTGCTCTATCTGATCCAAAGAAATTTCACGGTGGCGTGTTGGGTTCCAGACAACATCACGACGAAATGATACAACAAATTAGACAAGCAGCAATGTCTAAAACAAGTAAATCCCTTAGAGAACAGTTTATAAACAACGAAATATACAATTTACACGACTACGTAGTAACTAAAAACGGTAAATATGGCGAAATAGTTTATAAAAATTCTAATTACGTTACAATACAACTAGAAAATAACGAAACAGTTAAATCTTGGATATACGAGATAAAAGAAACATCTTTTAGACCAAAACGTAATGGAATCCAACAACCAGTAAAAGAGAAATTTGATGGTCCTCGTTATACCTTTCATTTTAAGCAGAAAGCTAACGAACAAAAAATACCTGCTCTTTTAATTCCAAGTAAAAAATTAATAGAAGAATCTGGACAAGTAAAGTATCAAGATTATACAACTAAAAATCTTGATATGGATAAGGATGCATCTAAACTTCTTAAACAACTTGTTGCAAGAACTGATCTAAATCCAAAGTATGTAAAACAAGCAGTAATGGCAGTCGATAAAATGTTTGATCTTGAAAAACAAGCATTTGCAAATAAACTTCATCCAGAAAAAATACATGATTTCACAATGTACGCCTCTATAGCCCATGATACATTAAACATGCTTGGGTATGAGGATAAAGAAATAATGTTTATACAAACACATTATATTGACTTTGCCAAATATGTAGATGAAGATGATGCTGATCTTCAAGACGATGCCCCGGGTCATATGGTCGGAATCCATGGAGGAGAAATGGATGAGGCAGTAGATTCAGATCAAAATAGATTTGTACAACAGGGCAGAGCTAGTCCTGGTATGTTTAAGAAAGTTACATCAGCTGATTACGAAACTAGAATCGGTCCTGGCGGTAAAAAATATAAAGTAAAGAAATCAATAATTTCTAAAGGACATAAACTAATAGACAAGGATGGTAGAGATAACGAACCATCTGGTGTTCCTCCATTTGCAGGTTTATCAGGAATGTACGAGAGCAAAATGAAAAATACCAAAGAATCATATGAAACACCTATTAAAAATTTAACACATGATGTTACTAAACCAGAAAACAGAGTTGGTATAGTACCATTTAGTGATTATCTAAAAATGAAGATGGATCAAAAGGCCACTCAATTTGGTACTGAGATTGGTGGGTCAGCAATTCAAGAACCACCTCCAAAATCCACAGATAAGAATATACATTTTACTTCTAAATCAAAAAGCGCAAAGACTGCTGCTAAAAGAATTCAAATGGGATTGGATTGATGGAACAGTTGCAACTTGCTATTAATAAAGTATTGGCTGATACTTTTGGCATGTACTACAAAGCACATGCATATCATTGGAATGTAGTTGGCCCAGACTTTAGTCAGTATCATGATTTCTTCGGTAAGTTATATGAAGAACTGTTTGGTGCTGTAGATACTATAGCAGAGCATGTTAGAGCCATTGATGGTTTAGCCCCTGCTAATCTATCTAAAATAAAAGAATTATCTAGTTTATCTGATGCTGATCCAGGTTCAGCTATGGATATGTTTAATGATTTACTAATGGCTAATAACTTAGTACTAGTTTCATTAATGAGAGCATATCAATTAGCAGATGATGCAGACGAATTGGGTTTAGCTAATTTTATTCAAGATAGAATTGATATTCATCAGAAACATGGTTGGATGATCAAAGCAACACTTAAATGAAAAAGTTCTTTATTCTTAGACAAGAAATATATGAAGCAGCTATTCCTGAAGCTGTAAAAGATATTCATGTAAATCTTGAGAATAGACAACATGCTATAGATGAATACATGTATGGACCAGCTAATCCAAATGAGCCTGGAGATTACTGGAAAGAATTAGGTAAAATCTGGGACATATCTGAGGATGAGGCAAGTACAATGAGATGTGGTAATTGTGCTGCTTTTAATATCAAACCTGCTATGAGAAAAGCTATTGCAGATAATATTAGTGATAATGGTATGGAAGTTGTGGATTTAGCTAATCTTGGGTATTGCGAATTATTTCACTTCAAATGTGCTGGAGACAGAAGTTGTTCAGCTTGGTTAACTAATGGACCACTAAAATGAAACAATTTAAAGAATACCTTGAAGAAGGTTATAGAATTAAAGAAGAAGAATTAAACGACTGGATCTCTGTTTTCACTTGGGAAGAGATTAGCGATCTATACGAAGAAGAAGAATTTGAACAAGAAGAACCTGTTACATTGTCAGAAAAGATTTCTGCTTCTACTAGACTTCGTAAGGGGCAACAGTTAAAGTCCAGAGGTTCTCGTTTGGCTGTTGCTAAACAAATGAAACTACTAAGAACATCTTCTCCTGAGGTATTAGGAGCTAGAGCTAAAGCAGCTGCTCGAAGAATGTTGATGCAAAAGTTTCTACAGGGTAAAGATAAAGGGACATTATCTGCTCAAGAAAGAGATCGTTTAGAACAAAGAGTATCTAGCATTATAAAGATGCAACCAGCTCTTGTTGTAAAAATGACACAAAAGGTTAGAACTCTTGAACGTTCAAGATTAGCAGGCAAAAGTAAAAAGAAATGAAATTGCCGGTAACTAATGAGGATTTAAGAACCTGGTTTCGACAGAAATGGGTTCGAATGGATACTAAAGGCAATATTAAAGGTGACTGTGCCAGAGAAGAAGGTGAAGGTAAGCCAAAATGTTTACCATCCGCGCAAGCACATTCAATGAGTAAAGCTGATAGAGCAACAGCTGCCAGAAGAAAAAGAAGAGAAGATCCTGTAGCAGATAGACCCGGAAAGGGCGGAAAACCAATTAACGTGAGGACCGAAGAAATGAATTTAGAGGAAGGCAATAAGCCAACTAATCCAGCTCTGTGGTCAAGAGCAAAGGCATTAGCGAGATCTAAATTTGATGTTTATCCTTCTGCTTATGCTAATGGTTGGGCCGCTAAATGGTATAAGTCTAAAGGTGGTGGTTGGAAATCTGTTAGCGAAGGTGTTGATGACGAAGGTGGCATGGCTAAAGGTGAATTAGAAACTATAGCAGGTAAAGCTAAATCTCTTTCTAAGATGATGAAAAAGAATAAACAATTAGATGCATGGGTACAATCTAAGATTACTAAGGCTGATGATTACATTGGTTCGGTGCATGATTATTTAAAGAACAGTAAACAGGAAGTAGACGAGCAAATGCAAAAGAAAACATTCTTTAGGTTAAGAGAACAACTTGATTCTGTTTGTATTGATTGTGATGATTCTATATATGGGTCAGTTGAGGAAGACTTTGAACCAACAGGTGATGAACAGTATGAAGATTGGGATTTAGATGAAGCCAATGATGCTGACAAGTATACCTACATAGATCAGACTAAAGGTCCTGTATTAAGGGGTAAAACTGGGACATATGTAGGTTATACACATTCTGCTACCAAAGGCAAGGGTGCCAACATTCTAAAGCATAACAAGACTAAAAAGTATTATGCAGCAGGTGGTTCTTCTACAGCATTCACGCAAAAAACTACTTTACATGATACACCTGAAGATGCAGCTAAGGCATATCACGATAAACAGAAGGAAAAGCTAGCCGAAGACTTTGAGTTAGACGAAGCAGCGTTTGCGCCTACCATGCGTAAAGCCATGGCAGCACATGAGCGTGGCGATCATAAAATGGTCAAGTATCATTTAGATAATGCCAAGACTGCCAGATATGCCATGAAGTCCACAGACATTGCCAAACATAAAGATCTCTTGGACAAGTACAAAGAACTTAGAGCTATGCATGAGGATGTTGAGGATGTGGCTGAAGAAGCATCGCCCATGATCAAGCCACCCAAGAACGAATTTACCACCAAGGCAGATGCGTTTTCCCATGCCAAGAAGCATGGTGGTAAGGTCATGAAAAAGACATTCACCCATCCCACTTCTGGTATGAAGCATGTTAGCTATGTGGTTAGAGAAGAAGCCGAATTAGATGAAGCTAAGTATCAAAAATTATCAGCACATGAGAAGTTTAAAAATTCTATGAAACGTGCTGGTTATGATATGGATGCTGGTGCTAAAAGATTACAAGACTTATTAGCTAAGCAAAAGAAAGAGCGTGAAGAAAGAGAAAAGCAAGGTGTGGCGGAAGGCTGGGGCTTTGATAAATGGGGGCACGATACATGGACTGATGCTCAAAAAGAAGTAGCACGAAAGAAAAAGAACGAAA